CCAAACATTCTGTATTCCTGTTTCTAAATCAAATCTATCGTATTTCATAATTATTCCTTTTCAAGTATTGTTGTTATTTCCTGTTCATGTTGTGTGTAAAAATTAACTATCGGCAATCGATCTGGCTTCGGGTGTTTTTTTGTCGAGAGGTTTTTCGGAGATAGTTGTTTTTTTTCCTGTTCTAGTATTGGTACTTTCGGTTTTGACTGTGGATCTTTCAATCTTTTCCTCTTTGGACATTGATTTTTTATCACCATAACCATCTTTGTACCAACCACCACCTTTGAGATGGAAACTACCCAAACTCATTATTCTAGTAGCTGGTTGTTCACAAAGAGAACATTTTATTGTTTTGATTGTTGAAGTAATTTTGTCAAATTCTTCGGTTATCTCATCACATACGTCACATTTATATTCGTATATTGGCATAATTATTCACTCCACCATTTTCCTATTCTACCACCATGAAGAAAAACATTCTCATGTCCTTTATTACAAACTTTAGCAACTGCTGCTAAAGCTTGTTGTTTATCATTCGTTCTAAAATAAGGTTTATCACCAATTGTAACTTGATACCTCATAATTTTAATCCAGTTATTGATGAAAGATAATTTGTTTCCATTTCTCTTTTTGGTTCTAAAATTACCATAACGTGTTTATTGTCTAGTGTAATTTTATCTGTTTTTCCAGATACACTCCAAGGCACTAGACCTATTCCCATATGACCAGCAGAGTTTGATCCCATTTGTTGGAGAGACATTGGTTTTTCTAAAATTAAAAATCCGTCTGCACTTTCTTCCATTCTTGATATCAATTCTTCGCCAGAAGTTAGTTTCAATACTTTTACATCATTTGCCATTTTTATAATTGTTCCTTCAACGTTGTTACATATTTAGAAATTGAATGGTCTAACCCATCCGTTTTGGAAATTAATCCATCGTCATTATTCGGTCCCCATTCTAGGGACACACTATCTACAAAAACTCCTGTATGACGATAAGGCCAAGGAGGAGTAAAAGGGATAGGATCGCTAAGGCGAACCACCCTCCAATGAGTGGGTTGTCCACCAGACAAAACTTGAGAAGAGACTTTTGGTGATCCGTAAGAGTAAATTTGAACATTCTTACCTCTCTTGTGAAGCCACATTCCTATTATTTGTGCAACAGCTCCACCTAAACTGTGACCAGTAACGTGTACTGTATGTTCAATAGTATGTTCATTATCTATAATTTGCATAACAGATATAGCAGCATCTCTGAATCCTTTGTGGAGATAGAGTCCTGTACGAACATCTTCTACCAATCTCACATCAATATCAGATAGTACATTTGCCTCATTTGCAGTTCCTCTAATAACAATTATTGATATTCCACTATCTTGTATTACCTCAAACGCAACCTCATCTTTTTGGTCACCTCCAATATCATAAATTGCTTTACAATACTCTGCGTGTTCAATAAGAGAGACTAGTGAAACTGGTAGTGATGATATATCGCCACTAGTTGCACCTGCCTCATCTGCACTCTTCGCACATCCACTAAGTAGTAGAATTACTCCTACTATGGTGACTAGATAGTTCCTCATTTTTTTTCCATGCTGTTGCACTGAGTATTGCTCCGAATGATATGTGTAGAATACCACCACCTTCTAATGTTAGAGGTATCCATCTACTCGCGTCACATACCAATCCTTTGGCAACCATCGTATTACAATAATCATCCATTTTCATATTCCACATTAACGGACCTATGAAAAAATCACAGACACAAATGAAGAGATAGACAAGTGCTGCCCAATCTCTCCAATATCTGTTAATCGTTTTGTTTATTCCCACTATGCTTTTTTGTCAGACATAGTGACTAGGGTTAGAATACTTCTTCCAGCTTCAATGGCAGTGTCAACAACCCACTCTAAGTTTTCTTCGTCATAATCCCATTTTTCCCTGACGTATACGACCAATTCATCGTATTCTTCATCATCGATGTCTGTAATTTCTGGAATAACATCTTCGATATTATCAACTGCTTCAAAAAGTTTCTTCACAGGGTCAATGAAATATCTTGCATCTGTCCATGAAAACTTATCATCGGCTTTTGCTTTTCCAATCGCGTCTACGAATGAAAAGATGAACTCCATAACGTCTTTAGTTTCTTTTATACCTTTAACTTCTGCCATTCTATTCCTTTATAATTTAATAATTAAGCGAGATTAAATCTTTCGATATAATCATTTATATGTTGTTCAGTAGCTACAACACCCTTTGCTTCAACTGCCTTTTTAGCAATTTCTCTAATATCAGTTTTTTCAACTGGTTCTTCAATTTCATCCAATTTAGGTGGAGTTATTGTGGAAACAAAATCTTTAACTGTTTCTTTTTCTGATGATTGCAATATTTGATCTAATTCATCAGATTTTTTACTTTTAGGCATATATCTCCTTTTCTTTATTTATTTTATTTAAATATTTAACACGTTTCTTTGTAGCTTGTCTTATCTTATATTTTGATGCATTTTTAGTAAAAAGTTCTCCATTCATGTGTTCGGTTTCATGTTGATAAATCATCGATGGTAAACTGGTTAAACTTCCTGCTTCATGTTCACCATCAAAAGTTTGATATTGAATAGCTATAGTTTCTGCTCTCACAACAGGAAAATACAAGCCAGGAAAAGATAAACACCCTTCTCTGACATAAGAAGTTTCTTCGCTCATTTCTAAAATTTGAGGATTGAAAGCTATAATCATTTTATTTTCCATCATAAAACCAAAAACTTTAAGAGGTATTCCAATTTGATTTGCTGATAGACCAACCCCCCTATGGTGTATCATGTTTGCAAAAATCTGTTTAGACAATTTCTCAGAGTCAACTTGAGGGTTGTCAAAATCAAATACCTCTGGTATCTCTCTCAAAAAAGGGTCATCCTCTTTCACTAATTCACATACTAAATCACTCACTCTATCTCCATTTTACTAAATTATTATTTCTACTTTACATCCAACTTGGTTCTTTGACATTTGCGTGTTCGGCATTGTCGTACATAAAAGAAGTTCTACATCCACACGAACCTTTTGCTGAAGGATTGTTGAATTTTAATCCCCGATCATTCAAATCATTTGACCAATCAATTTCGGTATCCTTGATGTAAAGATGACTTTTCTTGTCCACCAAAATACTAAGGCCGAATGATTCAAACTCTAAATCAAACTTACCTTTTCTACTATCAAAATCTACCGTGTAAGTAAAACCAGAGCAACCACCACCCTTGACACCAACTCTTACTCTGGTATCATCGGTTACTTTTTGTTCATTCATAATACTCATAATTTTAATAACGGCCTTTTCAGTAAATGAAATCACTCACGCTACCTCTATTTTACTAAATTGTTTTTCTTTTAAAAATTTAATTGTTGAACGAAATTTGTCATACAGAATTTCACCCTTATGAGAAATCACGAACACATTTGTTTTGTCATCAAGTGTATTGAGTATCTTCAAGAAAGCTTCTGTACCATCAGCATCTAATGAAGAGTCGAACACCTCGTCTAAAATCAAAAGGTTTGTGTTCACACTATTCTTGAGTTTAGCAACCATTCTCCAAGTGAACAATAACGCTAAGTCAATTCTCATTTTTTCACCTTCAGAGAAAGAAGAATAAGAAAATTCATCACGATACTGAGATTGTATCGTTTCGTTGAAATTTTCATCAATCGAAAAGTTAATTAGGAATTCTAGTTCGTTTAAGTATTTATTCACATACTTGTTAATTATGGGAACATACTGACGGATAATCTTGGTCTTTATACCCGAATCTCGCAACAATTCATTAGCGTAATTATAGAGTTGTTTGGTATCACATTGTTCTTCGTAATTTTTTTGCAACTCTACAAATTCACTCTCTAATAATTGTAACACATTTAACTCCGAATTGTCAAGTTTTTTCTTATCTTTCAATTCATTGATGTCACTTTTTGTTCTATCAATATTACTTTCCAACGATTGGATTTGAGATTTGGTTGCTGACAACTGATTATTTTTTTCTGAAATCTGTTTACCAATGTTACGAAATTCATCAAGTTGTATTCTTAGTTGTTTAATTTCAGTTGATATTTTTCCCAATCCACTTTCTTTTTCTGTAATACTGGTAGTCAGAGTGGTAATTTTTTCTTCTTTAAATTCATCATCTATGTTTTGTTTACAAGTAGAACAAGTAGAATTTTTTTCATAGAACTTGACTTCTTTCTGTTCTTGTCTCAACTTGATTTCAATTTGATTTTGGAGATTCCCGAACTCAGAATTCTTTGTCTGAACCTTATCCTCAGTAATAAGTTTACTGGTCAATGTACCAATATCATTATGATAAGATGTAAGTGACTCTACAGCAGTTGTTTTTTGATCTTCAAATGTTGAAATGTCTGCTTCTTTTTTCAGAATATCAGAATGATTGTCATCTTTGAGTCTTTCGATGTAGTTCTTTTGCATCTTCGTTTTAGATACATTCAACTCTCTCTTATTTTCATTATCATTTGTATTTGTTTTCAACTCAGAATTTTTTACCTTGAGCAAAACATTCATAGCAGAAAATATTTGAATGTCGAGAAGGTCTTCAACGATTGTTCTACGGTCTGATTGTTTGAGTTGCATGAATGGTTCAAATGTAGAACTACCCAAAACGACAATCTGAGTGAAGGATTTGTAATTCAATTTGAGAATTACCTTTTCCAGATATTCTTGATAATCACGATTGTTTGCCAACTGGTCAAACATCTTACCATCTTGTAGTATCTCAAATACATTTGGCTTGACACCTCTACGAACAGTAAAGTTCTTACTACCAATAGTGAAATCAATTGTAACCATCAACTTTTTTTCATTGATG